ACGCCCGCCTCGCCAAATTGCACAGCGTGAAATAGTGCGAGGGCTGTTTTACCCATCGAGGGGCGACCCGCTAAGATTATAAGCTCGGGGTGAAAGCCACCAGTAAAACGATTCAAGGCGCTTAAGCCCGTGTTTAAGCCGCTGGTTTGCCCTGACTGATACAAAGCGGCGCGGCGGTAATATGCTTGCCGTTCTTCGTCGGATAGTTGAGCCATGTTAATGATGTTATCCGTCGGGCTACCGTCCTCGATTAATGAGTTAAGACGCTTTATTATTTCGGTTGCCGTTTCAACGCCGCTGCGCATCGTTCCAATACCTAAAGCCTGTTCGGTTAGTATTGAACTAACGGAGCATTTAATGTGTTCGTCCTTTAGAATTGAGATGTAATCGTTAACGGGTTCGTTATACGATAACTCATTGCCCCAACTTGCAAGCTCTGAAATGTTTTGCGGCGTTAGGCTTTTTTCGGTTTTATTATATTGTGCAATGGTTAGGAGCGTCGGTTGCTTTTCGTCCTTTATGATTGCCTTAATGAGCTTAAAACAACTTAGCGCGGTGGTATCTTGAAACAGATGTTCGCCGAGTTGCGGCATTATCTCTTTATAATTTTCGTCCGCATTTAGGCAAAGAAAAATTAAAGCCTGCTCGATTTTTGGTAGTGGTTTCATGCGGTAAAAGTTGGGCGGTGGTTAGCCGCCCGTTTTTTATTAAAATCCAAACTTTTGTTTCATCATTTCACGCTTTGCGGCGTTAAATCCTTTTGTCCACGCATTCATTATTTCAATGCTTGAAGCCTCAAATTTTGGAGTTTCTCCAATTTTTCTACCTTCTAACATTTTCATAAGTTCAGGGCTTTTTGAAGGTGCTGCCATAATTCCTTTTGCGAAATCTAATGTTCCTAAAATTTCTGCGGTTTGAAGTTGTGTTGCTTTCATTGTGTAAGTGTTTAAGAGTTTGATGCAGCAAACATACAACTCTTTTTTGATTCTGCAAACTTTTTCTAAATTATTTTAAAAATATTTTTGTCATTGCATCTTTAGCCCCATCGAGGCGCGTGTTACTGTTGAGGTTTGCGGTTGTTTAGGATTGTTGTTTTTATTTGGTTCGAATAAGCCTTTATAGTTACCCTCAATGCTTCGTGCGATTCCATCGAGCGCCTCTTGTTCTGTTTTATAAATTTGAGGCATTTTTTTCATCAAAGATTTAATACCTAAAGTAGTCGGGTAATCTTTGTTCGTTATTCGATTAATCAAAAAATCTTTAAAGGCTTCGTTTAGTTTTTCGCTTTTTTCAAAAAATGTCATACCCCTTATTTCAATAACTGATTTAAAAACCCTATTTTCTTTTTTAACATTTTCATTTACATTAACACTTACACTTACATTATCACTATCACTATCACTATCAGCTTCGTTTGCTAAGGTTTGCTTAGCAAATTTAGCATTTGCTTTTTTTGCTTGTTTTTGCTTGCCTTTGCTTAAACCACCTTTTTTACCAGCCTCTTTACGCTTTTCACAAGTAGATAAATATTTTTCTTTATCTCGGTCAAGTGTATTTTTTATAGGATTAAAAAGAAAAAATAAAGGGTTTTCAGGTGTGATTGTTTTACCTTCAATCATATATTCAAATATGATAGTAGTTAGTTCTCCAAGCTGGCTTTTATCAAGATACTTTATTGTATCCCATAAATCACAGTATAATATAAATGATGCTTTCATTAGAAAATAATTCCGAATGTATCCTTATTGTCATCTGAAAATAACTGAATACCTCTTTGTATCCAATATGCCCTTTTTTTATATCTTAAAAGGTTTTCAATAGCGGTTGTATATTCACCATCACATTCACAAGCTCTACGCTCTAAATGTATTTGTTTCTCAATAGCTGCATTGATTAACGCCTCTTCGATTTGTTCTAAATAATTAGTTTCCATATTAAAAAAAATACCCTTTGGTGGCTGCGGTCGAAGCGGCTCGGTTGTTAAACCTTGCCTCGCAGCCCTCAAAGGGCTTCAAGATTTTTTAAACTACATTCAGGCTTCGACCTCTGAAAGTTTAAATATACTAAAAATTACATATTTACGCCACACATTTCCAAACAGTTTTTACAATTGCCAAAATATGTTTTCTTATTAAACTTCGATACATACGTTTTCTTACCTAAAAACTTTGTTTTGTGTATGTTTATAACACCACTTTTTACGAGCTGGTTGTTTTTAGAACTTCTAAACACCGTATCCAAAACCTCATACTTATTAAATATTTGCGCCTGTATTTCTGAAAACGTTTTACCATCATTTGAATCAGTATTAAAGTCGAATGAAACTACCCTTAAAATTGATTTACAATAAGGTTTAATTCTTTCATACTCATTCAAACATAAATCGAGTTGGCTTTTATCATCAATTGCAGAAACTGAAGTATTAATACAAATTTTTAGCTTCGATATTCTTTTAAGTTGGTCATCAGTTAAAACAGTCCAATGCTTAGTTATTATAACTATTTCTTTTCGACTATCCTCTTTAAACATATCTAACTGAATATTGCTTTGTATTTTTTCGCATATCAAAATAGTATGCTCCCAGTCTTCGGACGGGTCGCCCATCGTACCCATCCGAATAAAAGGCATCTTAACTTTACTTATCTCTCTTTTAATCTTATCTAACTGCTTTTGGCTCGTAAAGTTCTTTATAACTGTTTTGCTGAAATTATAGCCGTAAATTTTAGCAATGCGCGCGGCGTAACAATCATTATAACATCCTAACTTATTGTTTTTAGTTCCTGAAGAACAGCCAGCCGTAGGGTCTATTGAATAAATACCGCGCGCATTTTTGGTTAATGCTATAACATTCGAATAGGTTTTCATTATAAGCGCCCAACGTTTGGAAATAGGTCTTTAATTTTGTTAGGGTCGCCCTTAAAAAACGCGTATACCTTTTGCTCGCATTTGGGGTACTTTCTTGAGTTTAGCGTTTTCTTAGCAGTTGCGCGGCGGGTAAATTCGCTTTCTAAATACACGATTCTGTTATAAATATGCAGCCCTTGACTTTTAAAAAATAATTCGTGTTCGGCTTCGCATCCATAATAACCGCCTTTACTATCGCGACTATCTCCAGTCATAACGACAAAGAAAGTATTATCATTCATTACCGAAATAGCTTTTTTATAACCTTCAAAAAGTAAATCTCTAAACTCGTCGTAAGTTGGCAAAGTGTTTAATTCACCGTCGGGCGATTTGCCGTCGTAATCAATATACTTTTCTACTTTATAATAAGGTGGGCAAGAAAATATTAAATCGAATTTTTCGGGGTTTTTAGGTAAGTATTTTGAACTATCGGATTGAACCCATTTAACGTTATAAAAGTCCTGACAAATGGCATTATTTGCGTCGCATTGGTTTTCTCTAATTTCAGAGGATAGATATTCAAAACCGCACCCGCCAGCTACAAAACCCATTTGAACTCCGCCGCCGAATGGATTATAAACCCTCACGCCGTTTTTTGGCATAAACATTTTTACTATTATCTCACACAATGCAGGGTCTAAAACACTTGCATTGCCGTTTAGGTCTTTGCCTTTATCGGTTATAATTTCGTCGTCTTTTACAACTTGTTTAGATAAAACTACGTTGCTCATTCCGCTGCTACCTTGCCAGCAACCCTCGCGGCTTGCAAACTTTGGATTAGGTACGTTATACTTTAACCCAGCCGCCTCAATTTTTTCGTTCCATTCTCTTTTAATCTTTAACCATTCGCCGCTCGTTGATTGCCATAAATTAGTCATAGCCATATGACAAAGTTTTTTTACACGCACTTGTTCAGGTTGCCCGTAGTACATATAAACGAAATCCGACTTTTCTAAATTCACTTTAAAGCCTAAAGCCGTAAATACTTTTGGATTTTCTAAATCATGCTTTTTAGATACCGTCATTATCATTACATAGTTATCAGTATTTTGCTTAATGATTTCAGAAACCATCATCGAATAAATGGTTTTATCTTTATACTCGGGATACATTGCCGACTGAAGCAAGCAAAACTCTTTTACAACGTGGTTAACCTCGTAAGTAAAAAAGCCCGCAAAATTGCCGTCAATCTCACAAATAATAGCTGAGTTCTTTTGCATATTCTTTCTTGCGGCTCGATATGCTACGCCATCCAATAAAGCAAGTTCGGCTACTTTTACTTCATAGCCCGAGCCTATTACCGAATTAACTTTTTTAATTTCGATTTTTGGCTCAAATAGTTGTGTTTGTTTTGTGTTCATGATTTTTGTGTTTGTGTTTATTTGTTTAAATAGTTTTCAATCGTTTCAATACATTCATCTAACCCCGAGCAAAACAATGCCTCGAAACCAGCGTTTTTAAGCCGCGTAATGACTTCAAATTGTTCGGTAAGGTGTTCATCTTGCTTTAGCGTTCCATCGCGTTTAAACGGGTTAAAATCGCTTTTTTTTATTTCAATAAATAAACCGCTAAACTTTCCACGCGGGGCAGCGATAAATAAATCGGGGTAGCCTCTTTGGGGGTTCATGCTTTTGTGAACCCTTGCTTGTCCCATACTCATTTTAGTTCCTGCGCTAAAGTCAAACCGAAAAAGTATTTCGGGGTGCTTTAAGCTCATATAACGGGCAATGGCAGAATAAATATCGCTTTCGCGTGGCGGGCGGCGTTTCATCGTTTGTAGATATTATTACAAACTATCATGTATTCAACGCGCCCTTTTAAATCGGTTGTTTCGTCGTAAAGGTCTATCATTATGCTTCGATTGTTTTCGTGGTCGTTAAACACCTTGCGATATTTAAAACAGCACTCTAAGTATTCGAAGCCGCAGGATAAAAGGTAGGCGGCTACATTTTTGTAGGTGTGTCCGATAAATTCGGTAAGGTCGCCGAGGTCGTTAGCGTATGTAAGTGCCTCTTTCGATGATTTGCGCATTGAGTAAATTTATTAAATCAGTTCTTTCAACTTTTAAAAGTATTGCAATCGTATTCGCTGGTATCGTTCCTTTATGCAGCCACCAAAACTCGGCGCACTTAGTTAACTTTTTTTGATACCCGACACCCGTTTGAGGCATCCATTTAATAAGGCTATCGAGTTGACTAATTAGCTTTAGGTAATCAAATTTCGTTTGTTTAACGCGTTCCTTCATGGCTCAAGTAGTTAATTATTAAATCCGTTGCACTTGCGATTTCAGCGTCGTTATGGCGGTACAAATAGAGGTCGCTAAACTTACCCGACTTTTTAACTTTTGGCGGCACTCCGATATAGTAAAATTGCCGAGGGTCAAAGCCCATAAGCATCGAATACCAAACCGCTTGCACATGATTACAATGCGCTACCATATCGGCGGCGAAGGCTTTTATATTCTTTGCGCTTGTTGTTTTAACATCGGCAATTATACCGCGCTCAAGCCAACACAAATCCATCATTCCTTTACCTTCGACCGTTATGCCGCCAACGGTTACCGTGTTTAGGGTAATGTATTCGTGCTGCGATTTATCGAATAGTTCGCCTAACATTTCGACCGCGTGAATCGCATTATAAACGTTTTGCGTGTTTGGTGGCATAAGCTCATAGGGCTGCTCAAGTAAATCGAAATGGAACGCCGCGCCCTCGGTTAGCGCCTTTTGTGCGTAGCTTATGTCGCCCGTGTAAAATCGTTTTATACGGCTTGCGCTTATGGCTGGGTGTTTAATGTATTCTTCGCGTGTCATATTTCGTAAGTATCGTTGTAGTATTGTTCTGCTGACATACTTTTTTGCCCTTGCCCGTCAATGTAGCCGCTATCGTGTGCGTCGATTATTTGCCGTTCTTCCATTGCGAGGGCTTGCTCATAAACACTATCCATATCCATCATAAAATGAGCATAGAATGGTGGTAGTCTTTTTTGCATCACTTCAATTAAAAAGGCTACTGCTGTTTGCTTTTGCATTAGATTTCCTCCCATTTTTCAACTCGTTTAGAAACCTTGTACCCTGCATCCTTAACCATTTTAATAGCGGTTTCGATGCTTAAAACGCCGTATGTTTGCTTTTCAACTGGCTTAGGGGTAAACTTAATTTCGATTTGTTCGGGCGAATTATCGAGCTTTTTGATTACATCCATTACGCGGTTATAAGATACCGAGCTAAATCTTGTATTAATTAGCCATTTGTTTAGAGCGCATGAGGTATAACCAGCCATTCGGCTAAACTCGGCTTTAGTTAAATTGTGGCGCTTGCGTGCCGTTTCGATTCGTTCGCATATTTCAGTATGCGTTAATTGTGTGAAAGTGTACATAGGTTTTAAGTGTTTAATGTTTGTTATTGTATTGGTGTAATTGTTCATCGGATTACTTGCGTTTTGTGTTCGTATAGCTCAATACCTTCGATGCTATCAACGCCCAGCTCCTTCATTGCTTTGGGCAAGCCGTTTAGTAAATCTTCGGGCTTTAGGTTGTTAAATGCGAATTGAACCGAAAGCACTTTTACCCAGTTAACCTCTCCGTTAACACGCGCCTTAATCGTGCTGCGTATGTTTTTCGTTTGGTTATTTTCTACCGTTGTGGCGTATAACTTATCGGTAAAAGCTGCGATAACATCGCTAACCGCTTCGGCTTCCTTCATGCTTTGCGCGGCTTCGGCTATTAATTTCGCTTCGGCGGCTTCCTGTTCAGCTTCGAGCCGTTCATGGTATTCTACCATTCGCTTTTTGGCATCCTCAATAAAATCGAGTAGCGGCGCGGTGGCATCCTTTTCGAGCTTCATAAGTTCTTTTTTAAACGAATCGAGCGGCGCGGTTACTTCCTTGCGTGCTGCTTCGATTGCCTTAACCGCATCGCTTACGTCTTTTACAGCGGCGTTCATTGCGGTGTATTCGCTAACATTTTGAACTGAGAGCGCTTCGCCGCCGCCCGTGTTTCGTGCTACTATCGATTGCGCGTTTAAAGTTTGAGGCGAATTTATCGCGTGGTATATTTTTTCGATTGGTATTTGTACCTTTGCAAGCGTGTTCATGTATGTTTATTTATTTGTAGGTTAAAGGGCGGCGCTTTGCCGCCCTTTATCATTTAATCCCACGGCAAGTCGTTAGCCGCCTTTTGTCCGAAAATATCGTCAATGTCGGGTAGTTCCTCAAAGTTCTGAGGCGGCTGCGTTTTAGGTGTAAAATCGTTTTTAAAACTTGCCGTCGTCATTGCCTTGTACTCGTCCGACTCTTTTATTTTATCCTGTAAAAACTCGGGCAGCTTCGCGAATACTTGTTGGTCGTGCGCGGTCGGTGTGTAAGTGAATGCCTCGTTAATCGGCGCTGGACATTCGTAGCCCTTCATAAGCGGCGCAAAGCTGATAATGTTTGCGTAGGTGTTTTCGCCTTTGGTAACGTGGGCAATGTTTACCATGCACGTTTTACCAAGCATCTTAAAAATATCGAGCTTTGAGGCTTCGCCGTCGGTTAACTTTTTGCCGAGCCATGCAGATACATCGCGGCGTAATAAAGCCTTTTCGTTCATAGATAACGTGTAAATACTGCGAACATAGTACGGCTGTTCGCCTTTGCTTTCATCGAATACCGCTTTCTCGGTTGGCAGCTCAAATAAGAATTGGACTTTGCGTTTTTTGCCTGCATAAATACCGCCTTGTTCGGTCGTACCGAGGTCGATAATTTGATAGCAGCGTGCAGGGTAACTACCCTCGGGTGCGATTTGGCGGTTTGCCGTTCCGCCTACGGGTGCTGTTAAAGCCATTTTAAAAAGTATTAAAGGGTTAAAATTAAAGATTCTCAGATTCGAACGAGTGTACTAAGTTGCGGTTAATACCGTCAATGACCTCGATAAATAGTTCGCTGAATTTGTTACGCTCAAGCGGTTCAAATAGTCGGTGTTCAACTGGTACGCCTTCGACTTGCTCGCGGTGAAACTTACGCGATATGTTTGCCGCGCCTGAATCGCAGCGCGTATAAATTCCTTTCATGCAGCCGTCGTTAACAAGCATCGTCATAACGCCGCTAAGGTGGTCGTAAAAATAAAATTCTGTGTTTTGGTAATTGCGGAAAATGGTAACTGTGTCCATGTGTATGATTGTATAAGGGTTTAAAAAGAAAGGGGCGGTTATTAGCCGCCCGTGAGGGTTATTATTTGAATGTTATCTCATTTAGTCCTTGACCATAAAAAAATTCAAAGCGAGCGATTTCTTTAGAGCCTTGTGTTATTGTTGCCCATAAAGATTCATTTGTTGGGCGGTATTCATATTGCTTCGCTAATTTCATTTCAATGAAATCAGGGCTTACATTAAGTTCTGTAGAAACTTGGTTGAAGCAGTAGCTTCCTTCGAATAAACTAATTGTTGTTGTCATGGTGTAAATTTTTGAGTGTGTAATTGTTTAACACTGCAAACATACAACCTTTATTTGAAATTGCAATACCTTTACAAAAATAAATGCAAAATAATTTATAAAGTGTTGATTTTCAACGCTCCTAATTTTGCGCCCGTGCGATACCGAAACCGATAACCGCCCCGAAACCGACCTTTGCCGCCGTTGTTTCGTACCATTTTTTGCGCGGTTGCTCGATTACAAAGCTGCGCAGCCCTTCGGCTACCATGTTCGGGTTATCGATTGCAACCCTAACCACGCTTTCGCGCTTACGAAACGGGAAAACGCCGCGTAAAGTGTCGCCTATACCTACCGAAATAGTAGCTGGTATGCTTAAACTATCGATTTGAAGGTATCCGAGGCGGTTAATTTTGCCCGTAATACTAAACCAGCGTTCAAACTTTTGAAATTCACGCGGCAAAACAAGCGCGGGAACGGTGTCATGTATATAAATCGGGTCGCCTAACGCTATTTTTGTCTTAAAAACGGTGCGCGTAACGACCTCGACCGCTGCTTTTGGCTTATCGATTCGCAACTTTTCGGTTAAGTCCTTAAGTTCTGTGATTTGTTGCCCCTGAGTGTAAATCGTTAAGGAATCGTTTAGGCGCGTTTTAACGAACTTTTGTTCGGTTAGTGTGGTTTGCGCTTGTTGATTGCACGAACGTAGCAATATGAGGCTTAAAATGGCTAAAAATAGCAATCTTTCAGCCCAAACGTAGCTTACTGATGTATTGGTCGATTCTTTCACGGCATTTAGCTTGTTCGTTTAGTATTGCTTTAGCAACGCTGGGCGGCATTTCGCGTTCGGTTAGGTAAATCTTTAGAACTTTAATCAGCCGCTTATCAATTTGTTTATCATTCATATTTGGCGTGTTGCTTTCTTAACTAATACTTTAACTGCTTCATCCAAATTTACAACCGATTCCTCTAACATCCGCAAAAGGTCGGCGCGTTCGCTTTCTGAAATCGCTTTATTGGTACTTATCAACTTAACCAAACCACTAACCGAGGTTAATGGCTGCCGTAATTCATGCGAAAGCATAAATCTAAATTCTTCAAGTAATACCCTTTGGCGTTCGTGTTCGTGCGCGCTTATGCTTGTTACATCAACGAGCTGAAAGCCGATAAAATGCACCGCGCCCATAATTGTATAAATATTCCAAACATTGAAACGCTCGGATAAATTCTTTTGCTTCGTTCGGGCGTAAACTCGCGAGGGTTCGGGCTGTTTATCTTTAGCCCTTTTAACGGCTTCTATTAACGTTTCTTTATCCTCAGGGCTGCTAACTATGTCAACGATGTTTTTCGGCTTTATATGGCTCGCGTAATGCTTAAAAAGTTCGTTGGCGCTTACTATCGTACCGTCCGTTTCGGTAACAACGTAAAAAAGGTCTAAAGAATTTTCTAAAATGTAAACGGTAGACACATTGCAAAAATAAGCAATAGTGTTAAATTATACTAAACGTTTATACGTTTCTCAAATCAGTAAAAAGCGAACGCCACGCAGCGCCGCAACCGATTAAATACTTTGCCGAAAGCCACAAGGTAAAACTAAACACAACTCCGTTTAAAAGTATATCGTAATTCATAGGCGTTTCAAAATCTTGGGTATTTCTTACGGGTTGACTTTTGAGCGTGTAGGTTGTGGGTTGTGGGTATAATGATAAATCGCACGGGCTAATTGTATCGAATGCGGTTAAAACTACTTGAGGCTTTGGGTGAACATAAGCCCCCGAAATAATAGCCTCATACGATTCTTTGTTCGCATTCACGAAAGCCGTGTCAACCTCATAGCTCATAGTGTCCACGTTGAGCTTATTGTGGCGTGCAATCTTGACGGTATCTCTACGAATCTGCTGCATCGTCTTTAGCTTTTGGAATGTACCCAGCGGCGATTAGCGTTGCTACAATTGCCGCGAGAGTTTCGGTTGAAATGACTTTAAAGATTAGCAAGAATATTGAAACTAATATCATAAGGCTTCCGATAGTGCTACGCCAATGCTTGACAATTATGTCTATGATTCGCCTCGGTTTAGTAGCACGTTTTCGCATAGGTTAAAATACGCGAAAGCATTGCAAGCGTTGGGGCAATTGCGCCCTAAACTTTACAAAGTGAGAAATATAGGTTTGCCTCTTCGCGTCTGCGATTGGTTAGCCCTGAAAGCACCTTGCCGCCTGCCTTGTTCCATCTTAGGAACTCATCCAATATGCTTGGGTCTGCGTTGTTGGCTTTTGCCTTTCTTAGCAACGTGGATTTAATGAGCGCACCCGTGCCGACATTGTAGGCAAAGCATACCAACGCATCGAACTGGCATTGGTTAATGTTCGGTAGGTGCTTATTTACCGCTGCCTCAAATGGCTCAAGCGTTGCAAGTAGCAATTGCGTTGCCTCCTTTTCGCTTGTCAACTTTTCGCCAAGTATTACCTTCTTGCCGTTCGGGTAGCGTGTTGAGCCGTAGCCTATCGTAGGAACGCCAGCAGGGCAAACATAACTCGTGAGCCTCAAGCCCTCGTACTTCTTAATCAAATTAAGTCCGAGAATAGAGGTGCTGCGCATGGTTAGGCTTTTAATTAAAGAATGATATATTGCACTGTACAACAAACTGGAATAACTGCTAAAACCAAAGATAAATTGTCGCTTTTAACTGTTAAAGCATTGTTAAGAATTGTAATATTTATATTTTCAGCAGTATCAACAACTCCAAGTCCATAACCAAATCCAGTACCAATTGGAATTGGTAATGTAAAACTTAAAGCGCCAGTTGAAGAAATTGTAAAATCTAAACTTATATTAAAACTAAATGTCAATGTTACAACATCTCCATTTTTTGAATACGTACCATCTGGACCTCCTGTTGATGTAATTGCTCCTGTTAAACTACTTAAGGTAGGTGCAAAAGACCCGCTTTCTAAAACAGGCAAAAGGCTTGACACCTCAATTTGGCTGCTTGTATTACTGCTCGTATCAACAATGTACAATACATCGTCTGAAGCTGCTGCCCCTAATACTGGTAAATCGGTTACTTTAACGCCTGCCATAATGAATGCTTTTAGTTTTGTAAATTTACAAATTATTCAGATACGCTAACGCCTTTTCTGAATTATCAAATTGTTGCTCGTTGAACGTGGTGCTTGTGGTGGCAAAGCAATACACGCCTGCATCGCAAATGATGTGCAGGCTTTCGCTATCCACTATCTCCCAGTTCGGCTCAATTAGTTGCGCATCAATTTCGCCATTAGCAACGGAAGAATAAAACTGAATAGCCTTTGATGTGATGTTTACGTTTATCATAGTTTCTCGATTAAGTACATTGAGCCTAAACTTATATCGGCTGCGTTTGAGTTTTGAATTGTGAAAACAATAAACTGATTCGTAGTCCAATTTATTACGCAAGTCGTGGCGTTAAGTGCAAGGAAGAAATCTGTGCTTTGGCTTATGGTAGCTGTATTTAAAACCTCAGTGTTATTGGTGCTATTTTTAATTACTAAATGACGCTGAAAGGAATTAAACAAAAAGTTACTCGCACCAGTGTTTTGCCAAGTCCCCAAAAGAATAGGGCTGCCGCTTAGGTTCGCAGTTGTATTGGCATACATTCGAAGCGCTTGACTTCCTGCCGTTCCCGTTTTGCGTGTCCTATAAGTGATACGAATAATATCCCCTGCTGCAAATGTATTCGCAGCAATAGCCTGCGTAAAAACCGCCGTATTTGTAGTACCCGAAAAGCTTGCTGAATCAGTTGTGGATTTATAAATTAACGGCAAGCTCGGGAATGAAGCAAGCGTGCCATCCCCTCTAACATATTGCGCGGTCGTGCCTGTTGGCGTGTTAAACTTGCCGTTGAAGGTAGTCCAATCGCCGCTGCTTAATGCACCTCTGTTGCTTGCGCTGGCAGTTGGTAGGTTGAAGGTGTGCGTGCTGCTTGCCGAGCTGATGCCGAAATCCGTGCCACTTGTGCCTGTTGCGAAGTTTTGCACTTGCGCCGTCAAGCCGTTTAATGCGTTAAGCCCTGTGGTGAACGTAGTGATTACTTGGCAGAGGTTATTGTCCTCGGTATGCAAGGTAATGTTACGCCCCGATGTAGTTACGAAAATGCGTATTGCAAGCCTATCAGTTGCAGCCAATACAGTCGAAGGTACTGCAAGGGCAGAAACATACAAATCGACCACCGTGCCGCCCGTAATGGCTTCGGGGTTTGTAGACCCTGTTGAAATTAGCGTAAAGGTTGCGCCATCGTACTTGTAAAGCTCCATGTAAAAGCTCGGATTGCCGCCGGTATTCGATGCGTTAAAGTAGGTCTCAAAGTTCCAATTGCCTGAAGGGATTGCCAAAAGGCTTGGGTCGCCTGCATCCGTTATGAATTGTGCAATGTAGCCATCGCCTTGCGCGTTTGTGCGTGTGAAGTTAGTGCCACCTCCAAGCACTGGAACGCGGCTCATTTGGAAGTAGGCATTACCTCCAATCGTGCCTTGACTTATTGAGCCGTTGAGGTAATAGTTAACGGATGCGCCACCGCCGCCGCCCAAAGGAAAATTTGCCAAAGAGCCATCGCCTCGAACGTACTGGCTCACAACTCCATTTGCCGTTATGTCAATGCTTGGTGTAGTGTTTGGATTAGGTACTGCAACGCTGAATGCTGGGTTTGTCGGGTTAGGTACTGTTGCCGCAACCGATGTAACCGTTCCATTTGTAAGCGTTGGAAACGGCGTAGGTGTTCCAGTTCCATCGAGATAGTCCGAGCTTGTTCCCGTTGGGGCATCGAACTTGCCGTCAAAGGTGTTCCAATCTGCGCTGCTGAGGTAGCCATCGGTCGTGGTATCGGCTTGGCTTATGCTTATGTCGGGCGTAGTGCCACCGCTTGAGGCAATCGGAGCGGTTGCGGTTACATCCTCAACAATGGTCGCAGGAATAGTAGGCTTATTCAATATCTGATTATTGCCGCTCGTAGCGTTCCAATTCGAAGGCTGTTGAACCGTTGGAAAGCCAACCCCAAGATTAACCCAGTAGCTCGTATTTGTTGGAAGTATTGAATCGTTCGCAGCGATGCAGCGATAAACGTTTCCGTTATACCAAACGATGTTTCCTATCGCGTAAGCGTTACCCGTTGCGCTTAAATGGTCGGTCGTAAACGGCAAGGCTATTAATGCACCGCCGCCACCACCGCCACCAATTGCGATTAACGGGTCGGCGGGTGTACCGTTTCCAATTATTGTTATGCCGTCAACAGCAACCTCGGTTAAGCAAGGGTTACACGGCAAAAAGTCGGGCGGTAATGGTATATCGCCCGTGTCGCAAATATCATAACAAGTATCTTCCGAGCCGCTTACTATTTCAACCTCAACCTCGATTACAACGGTTGCAAATTCGAAGTTAGGCGGTAACGTTTTGTCGCCCACCGTGTACCCGTTCGGGATTACTTCGTAGCTTACAACGTCGATAATATCTTTAAAACCATAATCGCGACCGCTAACCAACTTGAAAACGCGAGAGGCTACCCAGTCGCCCGCATCTTCGCTATCGCATGGTAAATTATTTTTTCTTACTACGGCATAAGCTGAAAGGTTAAATTTCGTCGAATACATTTGTTTGCATCCGCTAACCCTTAAATTTTCAACTTTTGAAATATTTACTTTGCCACGCTTCGCCCAAAATAGCGTACCTACTTTAGCGTCGTAATCCGTAACGGGTAGCGCTTGCCCGTCGCCTATGTAGTAAATCCAACCCTTATCGCCTGTAAGCTCACATAAACCGTATATGCGGTCGAATATATTACTTACCTCAATTCGTTGGTTTAAACGGTCTATAATGGTTTTTAAAATCATGCTCCCAGTTGTTTATTAATTTGTTCAATTACTAACTCCTCATGTATTCGTAAAAATTCCTTTTCTTCTTCCTCGGTTGGTAAAAATATAATACCATAACCTCTAAAGGAATCGTAGCGCGGGTTAACCTCTTTACCGAATTGTAAGCCTTGCGCCTTTGCGTATTCTAAATCATTAAGCATTAACGCAGCGGCTAACCCTTGTTCGAGTATCGGCTCGTTTAAAAAGTTACGCCGTAAAAAGCCCGTTAATTCGAGCGGTATAGGGCGGCGCTCTTTTATTTTCGTGTAAGCGGGTGAATAGGGCGTTTGATAATCGCCTCCACGCCGTGCGGGTAATGGTATTTTTTCGCCCGCCGTGTTGAGGTTACCGCCTGAAGTTTCAAAGATTCGATTGTACATTAAGCGGCGTAATTCGATAGCGGCTAAGTACAAAGGTTCGAAATTATCGAGCCATTGATTGTAAAGCGCCTCAGTTCGTTTTTTCGCCTCCTCGGGTGTCATGGTAATGCCGTAACGTATTTAATATTTTTACGGCAGTCGAAACAATGGTTATCGTCGGGTAATCGCATATTCTGAAGCATTGCCGTTAACTCATTGTTGTATTGGTCGGCTGCAATATCGCGAGCGGTTGTTATACCGCCTAAATCCTTTGCACCCTTGTTAACGATTACGCTTGTGTTTGCTCGTTGGTTAGGGCTAACCGTTAGCGCGTAGTTGTATATTTCAACAGCGGTCGCATAAGCTAACGCTAAACTCATTTGATTACCTATTGAACACAACCAGCCGCGACGGTCGCAGCTTACCGAGTAATTCAAACTCATGCCTGTTGTGTACTTATTATTCGAACTACTTAACACGCTTACGCCGTCCGTAGTTAGGTTAATGCCTATTGCATCGACGAACGGGCAAATATGCGCCTCACGAACCGAACCGCCGCAATCGTAGCAACTGCCCTTTTTTGGAATGAACTTAACCGTGTTCATAGTTGATTCGTAAACAAAAGCCAAATCCAACTTGCGGCGCTTGGCTGCGAACTCCTTACCGATATAATATTCGATGCCGCCCGCCGTGTACGTTATTGTATCAATTAGCTGAAGCGTAGTCATATCGAAAACTAATATCGGTACGTTTGTATTACTCGAGTCAATTGCGAGCGTTAAATCGCTTATAAATAGGTTTAGATAGCTTAACGTGTTCGGGCTTATCTTTACACGGATGCCGCCGTAATTACCAACACCTAACGCGGTTTGAATGTTAGCGTAATCGGTAACAACTTGACCTACCCTTTTCGATTCGATAATAGTGTCGGCTTTCATCATTGGACTAAGCCGCGTCAAAACGTCGCTGCTTAGTTTCTTCCAAGCGAAGGCGCGTTTATCCTCAAACAACTCAACGCCGTTGTTATATTGGTCGGTTATTAGCTGCCCTAAAAAGGTGTTGTTTATACCGAGTTCGTCGATATATAAGCCCGTCGTAGGTTCTGCGACGTTGCAATCGCGTAAGCCTAAAAGTGATTCGTAGCACATAGGTACAAAGATAAAAAAAAAGAGGGGTAATAAACCCCTCTCATTCAGTTACAAGATTATCAAAACCATTTTGCGTCAATAGGTCGTTATCGGCTTGCGATAATAAACCTACCGACGCCGCTACGGGTTTACAATCTCAATGCAGTTAACGTAGTTGATGCCTGCGTATTTGTCGCCTGCTTCGTAAATATCGTCAGGTAATGTAACGAGTTTACCAGTATGCGTTAATACGATTGACAAATTACCGCAATCGTCCTTCATGGTTAAGTCAACAGGCAAGCCAGCAGGGGTGAAAGCAATTGTTTTGCTGTAATTGCTACCCGCTACTGGTGTAATACCCGCGTTCCATTCTGCCATATTGAACGATAACCATTGCATCGCGCCTGCGGTCGTAGCTAAGTTCTTTAGCTGCGAACCTTGAGCGGCTGCCAAACGTGCATCGTAAGCGAATCCGAAACCGTTTTGCTGCGAAATCGCTAACAAGTCGATACCGAACTGCGTGCAGCAACCAGCTTGCACCGCGTTAGCGTAACGCTGCATTTCAGCGCCACCAAATACAACGGGTGCGGCTGGATAATTAGCCATGCGCGTAGCCTGAAGGATGTCAGCCAAAGCGAACTCGTTCAATGCTTGCCCGCCTGTTTGGCGTGTTGCAATGCGTAAGCAATCACCGCTAACGGTGTAGTAACCGCTAACCTCAGTACCCCAAGTGCCGATAGCGGCAACGGCTTGAGTTGCGGCGGCGCTTGCTACTTTTCTATCCATTACGTCCATTAAACGCATGATAGACTCAAGAACGTAACGGCTGTTTTCTTGACAATGACGCGCAATGTCGGCAGCGTTAATTAATTGTTCTGCGATGTACGTGTCAGTCGTTTCGAGCGTGTACGTAGTGGTGCTATCGCCGTAGGTGTTGGTAGCCGTACAAGTTAAGATGTTACCACCTTCTTCTACTTCTGTTTCAGGTAAACGCTGAATCCAACGCGCCTCAACGGTTTTTAGCTTGCCGTTTCCAGTCGAAACCTCTTGGCGAATTAGCTTTACGTTTTCAGGTGAGTTAAGAAATTCGAGAAAAGGCAACTGTTCGCGCTGCCCAACTTCGATAAAAAGCTCCGAAAGGCTCATTTGCACATTCGGGCATTCGGATAAAATGCGAGAAATTGACATTTTGTTTTTAGGTTTAAGAGTTTACGTTTGCACTTAATAGGCGGCAAACATTCACGCCTAAAAAAAATTTGTCATTTGAGCGCCGTAAATTTACGAAATGTTTTTGTAATTAAAAAAGTCGTTTTATATTTGTTCTCGAAACAATCGAGCGGTTGATTCGTCATAAAGATTTTGATTCCTATAATGGTTTCAAATTACCTCGGACAGCCCGCTCGCAGTTTCGGGGTTTTTTTATGCCCCACCCGTTCGAGCTATTGACGGGATTAGTCGCATACCTTTGGATAGGTTAGGCTAAATGCGGGGGCGAGTTCAAGCAGGTTTTACATCAATTCAAAATACTTTTAAATCTATTGCCACGGGCTGCAAAACACCTTCCCGAATAGAGCCAAACTGCGAACGAGCGATTCTCAATGAGAATGTTTGGTAAGGGGTGTTTACAATTCTTAAGGGGGTTGGGGGTTGTAAACACCTTTTACTTACCCTCATGCTCACTCACTCAAACTCATAAGAATGTTTTGAATTTGGCGCAAAAAAAAGCCTACTGGTTAGGTAGGCTCGGGTAATTAGGTTAATTTAAAGAGTTACTTTGTATTTAATTGCAAGCCTTTCGATGTATTCTTTATTTTGTTGCAATTGGTCTAAATATAATTTAGTAGCACATTCCGAATAATACCCGCTATTTGGGTCTGAAAAAATTTCAAACGGCTTTGTAAAGCTATCGTCTAATTTAAATTGTATTCTTTCAATTACTGGAGCAATGTGTAAGTTAAACAGCTTAGTATTTTTTTGCTCTTTTTTAAATGAGGTCATAGCCTCTTTTTTTTCTTCATCTGTAACTCCGTGATTTTTAAAAGCACATACGCTACCGTAGTAAAGTTCTTCGCCGTTTAATTCAATGCAGTAAGTACCCTTAAGTCCTGTTTTACCGCAGCATTCGCATTCGTTAACCGAGTCTGTAAAAGCTATTATTCGTTTCATAGTGTGAATGTTTAAATGTTTAACTCTGCAAACATACAAACATTATTTGAATCTGCAAACTATTTCATACAATTATTTAATCTTTTTTTGTAAGTGCTTAATTTACTGCATAAAAAAAAGGACTGGAAGCGAAACCAGCCCTTTCTAATTACCCTAATAGTAATCACGTTATGAACCTTACAAAGGTATTAAGGCAAATCGATTTTACCAAAAAAAGGTTTATCGCTTACCGAACGGTTACCCTCACAGCTCCAAAGCTGACGCGCCCACCAATTAGCAGAAAAACGCGGCGAAGGGATGCCGTTACTTCGAGCGCAATAATTATTACCCGCGTCAGTACCTACCTTTATTCGATAACCCGACGCGCCAAAATGCACCTCGTTCCCTTCATCGTCTACGGCTTTATATTTCTTACCCTCGCGGTCGGATGCCGTTACATTATAACCTTCATACATTGGCATATCTTAACTCTTTTAAGGTTTGTATTATTAATACCATTGCAGCGGTTAGCTCGTCAGCATCTACCATGTTTGAATGGAAGCCTTGCCGCCATGAGTGATGCTGTTCTAAAATCTGTATGGCTTTGCTTAGTTTCATTTAACAAAGAAACGAGGGTTAACGCCTTTAATTCTTTTTTCGGATTGTAACTCAAGCGGCGGTAAGATAGCCGCGCCTTGCCTGTTTAATGGCTTGCCCGCGTGTGGGTTCTTTTGAATTATACCCGCCGCAGTTGCTTCGGCAATCAGCACATCGTTAACACCTAAAAACGCGCCCGCCTTATCTTTAGACTTTAAGCGTTCGCCCGTCTTGCGGTCTTTCACAAATGCGCTACCATCATCCTCTAAATCGATAATAAACTTTTCATTAATCGCCGATTTAAAGCCCTTAATCGTGTATTCGTTAACGGTCGGGTCTAACTTCAATGCACCGAGTTCGCGCTCAAATACGCTGCTTACCTTAATCGCTTTTTGTTCTTCAGCGGCTTGCGTTTTGTAGCTTTCGAACTGGGTTAACGCTTCCTGACGCGCTTGTTCAACTTCGCTGTATTTACGCTCGAGGGTTTTATGTTTCTTTTCCCACTCGGCTACTAACTCAGCAGCGCCGTTACCAGTTGATTTCTTTTCCCATTCCTCGCGCTGCTTTTCGTATTCGGTTTTAGCGCGTTCTGCTGCGTTGCGAATTACGTCTAAGCTCTTTTGCTCTTTAAAATCTTCGTCGGTTAAGGTAACGCCAAAAGGTTCAAACGCACGCTTTACAACGTTGGCTATTGAGCCGTTAAGTTTACCGAGCGTCGCGGCGTGTTCTTTTTGGTCTATCCAGTTCGCTGTGAATTTCTCCTTCGCCGTTTCGAGGCTTTCGGCTTCGTCGAGGTTTAGGAATTTGATTAGCTCCATCGCCTCCTCGGGTTTCATTGCCATAAATTATAGGGGTTTCTATTTGTTTTAATTTCAACTCACGCGCGCCGCGTGTCATTAGGTTACTTGCCACAACGTCGGATGCGTGTATAATCTTGCCGTCTATTAGTAGTAAGTATTTCATTTACCACAAAGGTAGTTAATTTGAAATTGCAAAACAATTAATCAATTTTGAGTCTGTTTAAACTAACTTTGACTTTTATTTATTCATTATGATAGGAGTAGCAATAACCACCCACAACCGTAGAGAAACCGCGCTGGAAACAGTTGCTAAATGGAAATCAATGCTGCCAAATGAAGCCGTTATTTTAGTCGTAGACGACGCAAGCAACGAACCATACCCAAATGCTGATTATCGTTTCGAGGTTAACGTAGGTATTGCCAAAGCAAAAAACAAATGCATCGAGCTGCTAATTGAAAAGGGGTGTACCGAACTATTTTTAGCCGATGACGATTGCTACCCTATTTCGCCCGAATGGTGGTTAGCCTATACCGAAAGCCCTTACCCTTTGCTTTCTTATACGTTTTCGGTTGTGGCAAAAAGAATCCAAAACGGTAACCGATTAATAAAAAAAGACGGCGCGCATAAATGGTATTCAAACCCATGCGGCTGCATGGTGTATATTAATAAAAGTGTAGTCGATAAAATAGGCGGTTACGATGTGCAATACTCACTATACGGCGATGAGCATTTGGATTATGCTATACGCGCTAAAAACGTCGGGCTTATACCTTACGCTTACATTGATGTTTTCAACCCTTTTTTTTATTGCTTAGATGAAGCTGGTAACTATCGCACGTCGCGTATCGATGCAGCCGCGCAAAGTTATTTAAGCCATAGGCGGCTATCGGAGCAAAAGCATAGCACGGCTTTTATGCCTTACCACGAAAATAAAAACGAATTACAAAAGCCTTACATTCTTTCGAGTTATTTCAATTACGCAATTGACCCGCAAAGAAAAGTTAAGTGGGTTAATAGTGTTGCGCCGCTTTTGCCCTTAATGAATAGCTGCAAAGATTTAGGGGTTCGGCTGGTAATCTTAACGAATTGCGATTTTGAAAATGACGGAACGACTGAATTTATAAAAATAGAAAACCCCGATAATCAATTTAGCCCTAACGATTTTCGTTGGTTGATGCAGTTGGACTACATCCAAAAGAATAGAGCCAGCCATGTATATTGCGTAGATGCTACCGACGTTGAGGTGCTTCGTAACCCTTTTGAGATTAATAGCGATTTGCTTTATGTGGGATATGAAAAGGGGCAAACGCTTGCCAGCCCGTGGCTATGGTCGCATCAATGGAGGCATACTAAAAACGCTAATTACTTTAATATGTTAAAAGCATCAAAGGGTTTTACGCTTTTAAATTGCGGCGTTGTTGGCGGTGCTTATTCTATTGCCCTTAGATTCTTTCAGCTCATGGCAAACGAAACTTATTTCAATGCTAAAAAAACACAAAGGGCTATGGATATGGCTTCGTTTAATTATGTCGTTTATTCGCACTTCGCTGATTCGTTTGTAACAGGCTCGGAAGTAGTTACCGAGTTTAAAGCCAACGAAAGAAATACGGTGTCAATGTTTAAACACAAGTAGCTAATCAATATAACCTTCAGCCCTTGCGCGAGCCTTAACCGTTTCGGGTACTTTAGAAGCTGGTACGGGTACTAAAGTATGTCTACACTCCCAACCGCCGCGATTAACGAAAATGGTTCTTTCATCGGTGTTATCTATTCTACCCGCCCAAGTTCCGTTTCTTATATCATTTATTCCCGCGCTGTTTTCACCGCGACCCCATGCTTCTATTTCTTTTCTGTGGAATATTTGCCCTTGCCTATGTTCACAGAACGGGCGCGTCGTTGGTATTTCGCCCCCTAAGTATTGAAACCATTGTATGCCAATTGCTTCATTAATTGCAGCCGAATAGCTATTATCTGCGATAGCTTGTGCGGTACTTGCTACCGTTCTAACATTCCTTAATAATTTGCCGTCGATTTCTTTCGTTCCTATAATCGTTTGGCTTAACGCTTTTACCGCTTGATTAAGCGGCGCTCGTGCGGCTACGTTTGCCGTTAGCTGCTCTAAAAACGGCTGCGATACAACTTGTCTTAATCCACTACCAAAAAAACTATTAATCGCGTTCTGTTGGCTTATTTGAACTAAACGCCGTTGCGCTTCGGTAGGTTCAAAACCAGCCTCAAATTTTTGCGCTATTTCAGTAGATAGGTTTACGCCCTCTTGAATCTGAGTTAGGAACTTTGAAACCGCATCCTTGTATTCGCCACCCGCTAAAACCTTGTTTAGTTCGTCGGCTATTAATCCGATTCGGTTTATATTGGCATCGGTTTGAGTTATATTCCCATCACTATCAACGTCCATATCGCGAAGCAACGGCTCAACGGTTCGCCACGCGTCGAGCTGCGCACGTTCTGCGCTCGTTGCCATATCCTTCGGTATCTGTTCAAATAGCCGAATTTTTTTCTTTATCAGTTCGTCAAGCGATGCCATTTAATAAATCGCGTTGCGCGGTTTGTATTGGGTCTAATTGCTCACGCACCTTTGATGCTGCAATGTTACGCAGCGCTACGACTTGTTCCTGTTGCGGTAAATCAGTAAACCTCGGGGCTTCCTCTGTTGGTATATAGTTACGGATTAATTCCATTACTAACTGAGGGGCGCTAAAGTGTAACACGTCTTGCCATTTTTCTACCGTACCGTTTGCAACACGCGCAGCAATATCGGCGCTATTCATTAACAAAAGTTCGTCGGCGTTTATAATCAAATCGTAAACCGCGCTCGTTTCTTCGTCCGTATAGTGGATTGCTTTAATGTAATTATAAACATTCGAGAACGTAACCGAAGGCGGTACGCCCGCCGCGATACCTTCGCCTATTACAGCTAAATAATCGCTCGGGGTGCTTACATCAAAGGTAGTTGGATAAACCAACGTAACGCCCCCGAATAAGTCGCCGTAACGCATCTTACCAGTCGTTACAAGTATAAACTCATACAAGCTAAATAACTGGTCAGAAATAGGCTTTAAAAACGCATACAAGCTACGCATCTTATTTAAGCTACCCGTAGCCGTTACACCTTCGCCAACGCCTACCGAACTATCGCTCGTTGGTAGGTGTAAAATAGCACGGGCTTTTTTCATTTGGTTATCTATTTCAACGCGCAAAAAGTTGAGCGTATCCATAGGCGGCGAAACAAACTTTAAGTATTCGCCACTTATACCGCTATCGCCTTCGCTTACCGAGGTTTTAGGCTTAATTAAAAGCATACCCGTAGGGCTAAAACGCGACTTTAAACCGCCACCGCTACATGAAGGGCAAGTACGATAACCGCCGTTAATAGGGTCGAACAATTGCCCGTCTACGCACTTATTACCTTCGCGGTCTATGAAGTCGCAAACCTCACCCAAAGCAACCATAAAAGGAAACGCGCTCGTTGCTTTGCTTATTTGTAAATAGCTTTCATCTAATACCACTTGGTCTAAAAAAGGTACGGCGGTAATAAACGGGGATTGAAACGCTATTTCGTCGTTAATGAGCTGAGGCGTACCCATTAGCTTATGACATGGAACGTACCCTAAATTGTGCTGAAAGTAAAGCACGGGTTCGCTAAATTCCATATCGGCTTTCTTACCCGTTTGGTAAATCTTCCAAATGTTAGTATCGTCGTAAAGCTCTAAAACGATACCGCTTTTTTCCATCTTAGAACCGCTTTTTACATTGCTATAATCGTCGGTTATAACTAAGTAGTATTCGCCGAAACTTTGCCCTACAATCGATTTGCATGAATAGTAATGCGGCATTGGTTTTAAAAGCTCGTTGCTTATAACTTCACTATCGTCGCTTTCATCCGTTACCGTTTCTACGTCCTCGGGTTCAACTGCGATAATACCGTTAGGGTCTACCAGCTTTAAAGTAGGTAGCATTGTTTTAACGAACGCCTCAACGCTGCCAAATTTCTTTATTTCCTCGTTAACGAACCGCTGGAAACTATCTTCGCCGAAACGTTCATCCAGTTCGGGAAAATATCGAATGCTCCAATTTTGGTCGGCAAACGCACGGCTTACCGTTGCTTTAAAATCCTCAAATACGCTTAACGTAGTGGGCTTATAATTAGCCTTAATGTATTGCGCTTGTACGTCGGTTTGATTCGGGGCGCGAACGCTTAACAAATGCTCGGGGTAAACGTCGGGGCGCGTATGCGGCAAAATACTATCGTACATCTTAGCCGCGTAGTTATACCCGTTCCAATACTCGGGGTATTGGCTTACGCCTTGCCGCTGTTTTGTTATTGGGTTTAACGGCGAACTGCGATTCGCTTCGCTCCAGCCCTTAAACTTAGCCGCAAAACGATTTACTACTTTGTCGATTTCCTCGGGTGTCAATGCCATTACGCGACTGCTTTAGAAGTTGGGTTAACGATAACGTGCGAACCGCACGACTTAGAACGGCAAAATGTAGGTTTCATAGTTTCTGTATTATTGATAAGCCACGCCCCTCGGAAGTGTTGAGCGTAACTACGTTATAATTATATTCTTTAACGTAGCGCATTAAATCGCTTACGTCTGCAATGTGCAAAGTATCATGATAGGCAATTACGCCACCTTGAGTAAGTACGCGCTCAATCTCTTTGAACTCGGCTAATATGTTTTCAAAACTATGGTCGCCATCAACAAATATAAAATCAAAATGGTTTGCTGGCATTGATTGAATAACCGTTATCGATTGCCCTAAAATAAAATCAACAGCAACGCCGCTACGTTCTAAATTATGCTTTCGGTAATCCGTTATATCGATGCCTGCATAATAACCGCCTATCGGTAGCGCCTCAATCATTTTAACTGAGGTTTCGCCTTCGAATACTCCAATTTCTAAAACCGCTTTAGCGCCCGTCATTTTAATAAGCGAACCAATAAACTCGCACACATCAACTTCACTATTCCATTCGTGGCGAATAGTTTCCCTTTCGGGCAACGGCTCAAGCCCGTATATTTCAATAGGCTGTTGATGGTTAGCGTTTTCCTGTAACATATTTGTTTTCGATTATTCGATTAATGTAGTAAACGTGCGTTTTACCGTCTTGAGTATTCCAAACCTTTAGCAACCTATCTAACCACTCAATATAAAACATTGGGGTAAATCTTTGCCCACCAAAGTAACCCATTAAATAAAAATCAGCTTCAATATCGCTAATATTCAATTGTTTTTTATGGGTAATGTAAACGCTCTTAATATCAATTGAGGCATCTATGTTTAACTTACACAAAGCTATGTTAGTGTATAATTCGTCGGGTTGCCCGTTACCCCATTTGGCGCGTAGCTTATGCAAGGGAATGGGGTTATTTAAAAACATATCCGAAGCCGTTTTGAATAACAGTTTGGATTGTTCGGATTTACGAATAAATTGAATCGATGAATTTATAGCGGGTAATATAGCGTCGTTATCTAAATTATATTGCTCCCAAATATCGTCAGCCCACGCCCATTGCATCGCGTTAAAATCGCGCCCTTTGTCAATAGTGTGGCTGCCTATTACCATCGTTTGGTAATCTTTGTCAGCGCTAACCAAATGGTTTATTAAAGGCTCAATATCTTTGAGGCATACCGCATCGACATCTAAAAACAGATTATTATCGAAGGGTAATAAATCGTACATTAATAGTTTAACCTTTGCAGGGTCAAACTTTTTGTTTAGATAAATGTAATCGTTTGGTAAGTCTACATAAGTATCGATTACCTCGCGTAATTCGGGGCAATAATAAACCGCGCCCTTATCTACGGACGGGCTAATCAATGCAATCTTAATAGACTTGTTGAATCGCTTAATTGAATAAGCAAGATTGTAAGTAGCCCAATAATATTGCGGTTTGCCAAAAGCAACAAGCACGACCCCTGTTGAGGTGTGCTTGCCGCTCTGATTTGTTGGCTCGGTATTCATTAACTGAAGATACCAACTGGAGCATTGTACTGAGTTGGAATATCTTTATCGCGCCATGAGAAAGTTACTTCGTAACGCTGAAGTTCGTTATTTTGCTCGGGCAAAATAAAGTTAGCGCTCGTTGTAATACCAACAGGCGGGTCGATAAAAATAATCTTACCGCTATCACACATATACGCCATAATCCAACCGACGCGGCGGTTGTTTACATCGTTCCAAAACAAATTGTTTTCGTCTGTTACGTTGGCATCGTATAGTGTGGCGGTGCGGTCTTCATTAATACGAATCGGCGTACCGCAACCGATAGGAGAATCTACCGTTACAGGCGAACCAGCTGGAAGGGCGAAACGAATATCCTCAATTAAACGAGCTTCGCCGCTATCTAGGTAGCCTTGTATTTCTGTTGCATTTTCTGGGTTAGCCACAGTTACATTACAAGCTCCTACGATAATCGCAGAAACACCGCCGAGTTTATACTCGTTGCACTCCACCAAATTATGTTCGAGTAGCGATACATCGCAATAGGAAACGCATCCCATAATTTAAAAGGTGTTTAATGTTTCGGCTTCGGTTTGATAGGTCGTAAGCCTGACACCTAAAATGGATTGCTCAAATGTTACACAAATATACGAATTTTATTGCTGATACAAGTTAATCACATTTTGCGTCATTAACCTTTCACCATCTTGCGCTAATATAAACGGCTCTGAGTCGTTATCTAATATCGAGGGTAGGCAATTAGCATCCACGCCAACACAAACCGTTTTACGCACCTTATCGCGCTTACTATACAAGTCAATAGTTAACGCCCCTAAATCGTCGGCGTTATCGTATTCAATTGTTGGGAACTCGTTATCGGCTGGGAAAACTAAGTCGCCGTTTATGTAACAATTATCGAAGTAGAAAACAATCGAAAGAAAGTCTAAAACGTATTCGGGTAAGCGTCCAAAATAATAGCTCAATTTCTTTTTACGGTCTACATAACTTGCCTGCCAACGCCCCGAAGCGTATCTAAATAAATCGGTATCGGTATCATATTGCGGTTGAAAGCGTCGCCCCTCTAATCGAATACCCGCCAAAAAGGAACTACCAGTAAACGCAAAACCGAATTGATTTTCGCCGTTACAACCTTCAATCTTAAAGAATCTGCAATCGTCGGAATAGTCGCCCACTTGTATGAGGTCGCTATACTTATCGTACTTAGCCCAATTCTTATCGGCTCGCACGGTTACACGCTTAACAACTATTTCGCCATCGAGCGAAGCACCGAACTGAGAGCCGAACAAACTTAGTGCGCCGCCGCTTGTTACTGTGATTGTAAAATTGTAAGTGCCTGCCGTAGTTATTGCTGTGCCATAATTATTGCCATCAACTTGCAATCGAAGCCGTGCATTGATTATCGATTCAACTTCAATCTCGACATAATAGTCCGTGTCTTCGCATAGCTCTGTTACTGAAACCAAATTTGTAGCATTGCCTATCACCGTCAAATCAATGGTCGCTTCACCGTTACCTACGTTCCAATTATCAGAACCCGTTACGGGTGTGGAAGTCCAACCGATAGGCAAGCAATCGAGGCATAAAGGATTGCCGTTAAAGTAAGGGTTGTATATGAAGTATTGACCGCAAGTATTCTCGCAATAGTCGGCAATCGCTAACCGATAGCAACCCGCGTCTATTTCGTAATCGCTTAAATCAATTGCAGCCGTTAAGTATTGTTGGCTCGTTGTAATAACAGGGTCTAACACTTGAACAACTGCAAGCGTTTCGGCATCTACAATGCCAGCGAATAAGCCTCCGTTTGGAACTGGTACAACGCTATCGATAACGAAAGAACCATTGAAGGGCTGCCCGCCATTGCTAAAGGCTATCAGTATTGCATTGCTTGTTAAGTCTGATGTCGTTAAGTATAGCGAATGCGTGCCTTGTGTTGACACATCAAGAAACGAGCCGCCGTTTATTAACACCCGAAGCACGCCAACAATATCGCTTACGGTTATGGTAACGATAAAATTTTGCACCACATCATACCGCAAGTAGCTTGCAATGTAGCCGCCTGTTGATGTGCCACCGCCCGTAATCGTGCTGCCGTCCTGCGTCCACGGTGCGACCAATGTTTCGCCAAAGAACTCAACTTCGCCACATTGACTCGCTTCGAGCTGCCAAAACAATTGGTCGTTAAAGTCGGCAAGTTGCGCAAAGGTGCTATTGCAGCCCTCACATTGCTCGGGTAAAACGCTGTTAAATAATATCGGTTGGTTCGGTATCGAAGTATAACTCATGGAAGTAGTTTGTTAGAACGTAGCTCGAATTGTGCGCCCTTGCGCATTACTGATTCTATTTGAATGTTTTTAATGTAGGTCGGTGTAACCGCGAGGCTATCCTCTTTGCGCCCTAATAAAATAGGCTTCGATGTTTCGCTTGTTATTGCGTTTATCTCTGCCATGCTTAACGGGCGTTTAAACTTGTATAGATACGCTTGCACGTCGTTTATATCGACGGGCTGTAAATCGGGGCTTTGAAAGTTTGAACCCGAGCCGCTAAACATTGAGGCATTCGCAAAGCCCGAAAGTATCCGTTTTATTTTTGGTCCAACGGTGGACGCTCCAGTTATATCTGTATAAACCCTTTCGCCTTGATTGCAGTAAAATGTAGCCGTCGCGGTAACTAACATAAAACCATTACTTGTAACAGGCGTACCTAAAACCTCTTGTATTAATTCCCCACCATCGCCGCTATATCGTTTTATGATTGCTATCAAAGTATTATTCCCAAAAGCACCCGAAAGCTCATCAACATAAAACGAAACGCTAAAGTTATAAATACCGCTAAAAGGTATTCGATAAAATTGCCCGTTTAAATTATTGCCCGCGTCGGTTATTTCGTTATTCCAATCAGGGAAAACGCCGTTATATTCACTAAACGATGTAGCTGTTGTATTTATAATTTCCCAGTCCTGAACGGGTACTACAAATACCGTTGCGCTAAACGGGGTTAATGTAGGGTCGAACGCATTAAAAAAGCCTTGCAGCGAATTAGGAAAGCCATTTAACCAATTACCCGAAACGGATTCATTCGAAAAGTTTAAGTTGTAAAAAGGAATCGTTAGCCCTGCTAAGTTATAAACGCGCGCACTAAATGAATTAGGAGCGAAGCGGCTACGGTAATCGCTTTGAATTATTATAGGGCTTAATTCGTGGTCTTGACTTTGAAACCTTAGTATATCTTCAATAACGTTATGGTCAAACACAACGTCGCTCGTTTTTAGGTTTAATACATTCGATGTATTGCATTCACCAACAAAGCCAAAAGATTCATCACGAAAGCCCTGAAATACTGGCTGCGGAAATAAGCAAAAGCCTTCGCCCCCGTTACATTCATTCGGGAATAAATAAGGCGACGAACCAAAGTTAACCGAAGCGTAAAGCCGCGATACATCGAACTTCATTTCGATGTCGGGCTGGTCGTAAAGATTAACCGAGGCTGTTGATTGTTGGAAATAGCTAACGGGTTCAATACGCAATAACGGTCTCCCGTTCGCTTGCCTTTCGAAACCCATACCGAGATTTAACTTTTGTTTTAAAGTTAAATACAATTGCTCAAACGTAGCCGACATTTCAATATCGGTGCGCGTGCGCAATACATTGCCCTGCGTATAAACTGGTATGTCGTTTGTCGGGTCGGTATAATCAAAAAGGTCTGAGGCAAAATCTACAAGCCCGTCGCTCATGCAGTTTACTAAATGCGCGAACACATCGTAAACGCCGTACCCATAAGTAAAGTTAGGATACCATGTACCCATCGCAGGGTCAAATATATCGAGCCTTCGAATAGTTGGTGGCGTTATTGGTGTACCGTTCTTTGAAGTTGTTAAGCGTAGCGAAAATGGTATCGATTTATTATTATTAATCTTTGTGCTAAACGTTTCGTCGTAAACCTTTGTTTTAACCTGACACCTATCGAGCAAAAAGTTAGATTCGGTTGCAATGATATACCCATCAACTAAACGCTCCCAAACGCCACTCGATTCGCAAAGGTATTGCACCTCAACGCGAACCAATTCACAATAGCCCGAAGTTGCGAGCTTAGTGTACAAGTAAGTAAACACATCACCGCCAAAGATTAACTCATTATCGAACGAAACTATTCGCGCTCCTATCGTATCGTCCTCGGTTATATTAATACCAAAATCTTCGGGGTTCAAAGGTTGCCCCCTATCGAGGTTATCGATTAAAAACTTTAATTCAGATGCCATGCGTACCTCGAATCGTTTCCGTTAATGTTTATTACCGTATTATTACGCTTTAGGTCGCGCCTCATGCCTTTAATTTCTTTCTCCATGCCTTTACTGTTTAATGAAGCATTGACGTTAATAGCGCGCTCCTTTTTGCCCATGTAGTAATTTAATGCGGGGCGTACATATCGTTCGTCTATTAAACGTTTAAACGCCGCGCTCGATGTGTTTAAAGCATCAAGTTCGGAACGGTGGCGCGTTACTGCATTACGGTTAACTACAAATTCACCGCGCTCGGCTTCGATTAAAGTACCGCCCGCATCATGGCTGCGACCGCCTACAATACCCCCTTGTTTAAACTTGGGTATCGGTTGCGCTGCAATAATACCTAATTGAGCCGCCCCAATAATACCAGCCGCAACTTGAAAAGGAATAGCAGCAGGGTAGCCTAATTGCGCACCCGTTTTAGTTATCGATGCAGCGGTATCGATTATGGTTTTAAATATGTTTAATGCTTTATCGGCTTTGGCTTGCTTTGTTTTTTCGGCTGCTATTTGTCGGCTTGTTCGCAAGCGTAAAGCATCGAGTTTACGTTGCTTTTCAACTTCACTTTCTACGCTTTTATTTATAGCCTCTTGTTCGACTAAAGCATCGTTATTTATTTGCTCTATACGCGCCTCAGATTGTGCCGCTTGAAATTCCACAATAGCGCCTAAAGTATTTGCAACCGCATCGGCAACCTCAAAAGCGTAATCGATTGTTTGCTGGTTTGTTTTCTTACGTTCCTCGCGTATCGCGTTTTGCGTTTCTGTTTCAAGCAATAGAATCGCACTTGCTCTTTCCTTTTCGTCTTTTATGCTGTTGGTTATTTGTAGCTTTTGCGCGTTGGCTTGTTCTTCTATTAATTGAATGCGGCGCTCTAACGTGCTACCCTCTGCGGCTTCTAACGCTCGAAGGGTATTTATGCGCGTGTTTAATTCGCTTTGCGCTTGCGCGGCTTTTAAATCGGCTATTTGCTCGGCATATTTCTTTTCGATGTCGTAGGTTAATTGCCCAGCTTCTTCGGCGGCTGCTATCTCGATTGCCTTTTGCTTTTCTAAACTTTCGATGCGTAACTGAAAGCTCGCATCTTCGGCAACCGAAACCGCTTGTAACTGTTCCTGTAAATCGGCTTCGCGTGTCGCCGCTATTGAATCGTTAGCGGCTTTTTGATTTGCAACTCGTTTAGCTAATAAATCCTTTCTATCCTTTTCAAGTTGCTCGAGTTCTTTCTTTTCAGCGTCGGCGGCTTTCTTTGCTTCTTCTTTGGCTTTGTCGGCTGCTTCCTTTGCGGCGGTTGCTCGAATAACTAAAATATTATTTGAGGCTTCCTGTACTGCGTCTGCGGCTTCCTTTTGCGTTTCCAAAAGTTTGTCGCGTTCCTCTTTATCTAAGTCAAGTATTTTAGATTGCTTCGCCTGAAAGTCCTTAAGTATCTTTTGATTTGCTGCTATTACCGCCTTTTCGCGTTCAATCTCTAATTGTGTAGTATTGCGCCCCGCTGCCTTTTCAACTTCAATACGGCGGTTATAACCGTCTACTATTTTCTTTGTCGCGTCGGCTTGCCGCTTCGATGCGTTTTCAAATGCAGCCCCAGCGCGGTCGGCTTCATCGGATGCGCCTACCCATTCTTTAATAGTATCAACTACGCCACCGATTGCGTTGCTAACGTCCTTAAAAAATGGTATTGAATTTTCTAAAGCTCTTTTAACTTTATCAAAGTTTTCGATTAATGCAATTAAACCAATAACCAACAAGCCCACACCCGAAGCGGCTAAAGCTATTCTAAAGGCTTTTAACGCACCCGTAGACGTTCCGACTACCGTTGTATAGATTGCCTGCTTTGCGGTTAATATAGCGGTCTTAATTGCGCTTTCTTCGAGCAATAGGTTTGCTATTTGCTGCACGCCGTTAGCGACCGCGATAGCTCCTTGAACTTTTAATATGCCTTTTTGTAAATCTTCGCTCTCAGAACCGAACAACGCAGCCGCACCTTGCGCAACCTCAAAGCCCGCCGCTAAACCTTGCGTAGCTTGTACAGCTGCATCGAACTTAAAAGTATCGGCGGCAAGGATTCTAACCCGTGCGCGCGTGTCGCCTATTTGGTCTTCGAGCTTTGCGGCTGCGATTAATAGCTGGTTAAACTCTTTGGTGTTATCCTTACCTTGTTGCTCGAGTAGGGTTAATTCTTGTTTTAAGCCGCGTAGCTGCCCTGTTAAGGTTTTACCGCTCTTAGCTAACTTTTCAATTGAGCTTGTGTTACTATCGAGCGCCTTTTTAACTTCGCCCCCACTAAATGCAGCGGCGGCGCTTTTGGCTGCGTCCTTAAACTCGGTTGCAATCTTATCCGAAGCCTTTTGAGCGGACTTAACCGCCTCGTTGTTTACCTCGTTTATCTTGTTAACCGTTGCTTCGAGTTCGCCCGCATCGGCTTTATATTTGATTAAGACTTCAGCCATTTTGGTGTTGCTTATAGAACACCTCAAATTTAATCAAAAAAACGTCAATATCGGACTGCATCAATTCTTTAAACTCGAGAACATTACCGCCCGCGATGTGCATCACTTGTTCCCTAAATTTGTCTTGCGCTTGTTTTGCCCGTCGTCGCGGTGAGAACTCAACGCCGCTAACGTTTCGTGCAGCTTTTGTATTTGTACTCGGTTGTAATCCCATAATGTCGTTAACTCTTCGGGCGACATACGTAACAAGGGTTTCAGCGGCTCGATATCCAAACCTGTAAAAAAATCGTGCGACCCCTCCTCTGCCATCGCCTCAAATAGTTTTAGTTTCGATTGGTGGATATCGGGGTTTATAACCGCTGGGTTTTCGTCCGAACGTATTACCCAAGTTGCGGCAATGTTCAACAATAGGTCGCGGTGTATAACCGTGTTTTGCCTTTCGCGAATAACGTGTATGTAGGTAGCAACTAACGCGGCGTTGCGTGGGTTCGTTAAGCCAGCGCCTAAAGCCTTTTCCATTTCGGTTAGTATTGCTTCCATCTCAGAACCCGAAAGCCCGCTACTTAATCGCTCAAGCAAACTCATGCTCATGGCAAAGCGTTCGAGTGGTAACGATGTTTCTTTTGGAAATCGGTAATAACTAAAGCCGTCTTTACTGAATAGCTGTACTAAGTTGTATTTAGGTAATTCGGGATTCGCTTTATTGCGCGAAAATATTAATCGCAGTCGCGCGCCTAATTTGCTGAATGATGTAGTCGATGTCATTTTTTACTTTTATGATATTGCCGCTACGCAATTGAATTATTGAATCTTCAGTTTCGCCGCTAAAAACGTGGCTTATATCGTTTACGTTTATTAGCACCTCAACGAACCCAATATCGCGCTCGCTTAGTTCGCGAAGGGTTTCATCCTCGGTATCGAGCGACTCGGTCAGGAACGCTTGGCAGAGGATGAACCCAGTCATTTTTAAATCCAATAATCGTGCGGGCATTCAGCATCTTTAACCCGCGTTTTAGCAGGTAGGAAACAACCGCACGCCGTACAAAGGTTTAAAGCCTTGTTGCGATGCTGGCATAAGTTACAAATAGGCGTGCGCGTATCACTTAGCGCGTTAGCTTCCTTGTTAGATGTTACCCAAAGATACCAGCCGTGAATTATTGATTTTATCCGTTGCATACTACGCACTCCATTAAGTTAATTACTTCGGGTTCTTCGCTTATTATTTCAATGTTCGCCACGCTAAAGCTAATACAATCGTATTCCACTTCGCATATCGTAAACTTATTGCAGCCAGCTAATTCGATTGTATAGCCTTGCCCGTTATCTATCTTCGCTCCCGTAATGGTTAGCAGCCCGTCAATATCGGATTCGGCGTTAAACGCTTGCAGCTTATTCGTTGCGTTGCTTTTTAGCGTTATGGTGTAGCTTGTTTCGGGTTCTACAAATCCGAACGCTATACCGCCGTTACAGTAAGCTACTTGAATGCCTGAATCGAAGCAAGGTGAACAAACGCTCATAGGTATCGTTTAAGTATTGCGTTTACAAAGTAACGAAAACAATCTAAAAAGTCGGCACGCTCTGAAATGTTTTTTCGGTTGCTCTTTATTATTTGCCCGTCCGCGTTGCATTGCACTTGCTTAGCGTCGAAAACAAAGCCTTTGCAGTTTTTACTATTAACGCGTATATCGAGTTTCTTTAGCGCGGTATTGCAATCAATACGGCTGTTAACGTGGCGCGGGTTCGCTGGTATTATTATTTGATTATCGGCTAACTTGAGGCGGCGTTTAATCTGAATGTAAGCGCTTGAGTTATCGCGTTCCTGTATTGTACCGCCTTTGCCCATTGCGTCGCCTGTTATGCGTATTAGCCCCGTTGGTATGTTCAATGCTTCGACCGCATCGCAGAACGCATCTATTGAGCCGCGCTCTATCTTTATTTCATCCACTACCGTAGCCGAACTGCCAACGTTTTGAATAACCAAAGCGCATAACGGGTTAATGTTAAAATCGACGCTTATAAACGTCGGTAAATGCGCGTTATGTGTTACGCTATCGTCGATGTGCTTTTCATCGCTCCATGCGTATAGGAACGGGTTAGCAACGTCGTCTAATACGTCCCAGTCGCCCTCGACGAATCGAGCGTATTGAATAGGCGGTAATTCCTTTAGCGCTTCGAGGTATTCGGGCGCGATGTGTGGGTTATCTGTTATACGGCTCGGTATGTAAGCCCACCGTTCGGGTAATGTGTTTTCGCGGTATCGGTTGTATATAATCGACTTAACCCAGTTTTGCGCTGGGTTGCACGTTGCGAGGCAAACGATAGGCGGTTTACCGTGCGCTTTATTCCAACTGCCTATACGTTCCTGAACTTTGTAGAATGTTACTTCTTGTAATTCGTTTACCTCATCTAAGCCCGCGCCGTTAATCTCTAAACCTCGAAAGCGGTTTAAATCTTTATCGTCGTCAAACGATTCTGCCATGAACATAAGCTCCGAACCGTTTGTGAATGTTATAACGTTTGTTTCCCTATTCCAGTTCTTAACATAGCTGCTTACCCCGTCCATCATTATCGAGGCAAAGCTCGGGAACGTGGTACGCTTTAAGTCAGGTAGGCTTTTACGAATAACCGCCCATCGGCTGCGCGGGTACGTTAAACAAAGCGATGTTAGAGTTAATAGAAGCCAATACGTTTTACCGCCGCGAATCTTTGCCCCCACACTTTCGAGCGGGGGCGGTTATCGTATAGCGCCCCCGAAGACAATTACTCTTTTGTCCCCGTTGGTCGCCATGTCGAAGGCTGTGGTTTGTGTTTCAGTTAATGTAAATTGCATAGCTTTTTATATTACGCATTGCTACGCTTTTGCATACTCCTAATTTATCAGCAATTGATTTATAGCTCATGCCTAACTTTCTTAGTAAATACATTTGCTCAATTTGCTCTTTTGTTCGTTTAGTCCTGTGGCTATCAATTGACCTTTTAGCCTTAATCAAACCATTATCAAATGCGTGCTTAATGTTTTCGGAATTAGTAACCCATTCAAGGTTTTCGATACGGTTATTCTGTTTATTGCCGTCTTTGTGATTAACCATAGGCTTATTCAATTCATTGCTTAAAAACGTTTCAGCAACTAATCGATGCACTTTAAATGTCGTGTGCTTGCCTAAGTGCTTAAATGCTACTCTTAAATAACCTTTTTTATCTTTTGCAGGCTTTAGGGTTTTGCCTTTTGCATTGATATACTTATCCAAATATTTAACCTTTCGGTCTATTGTTCGAACATTACCAAAGTTAGAAACCTCAACCTCTGAATTAAATGATTTCCAAATTTCATTCATTGCTATTATTTTTAGTTTCGGTGCGAATGATAACGAGCGGTTCGGTAGTGGTTATGGTATTTTCTCCGTTATTGCTCCAACGCCCGCGCTGCCTATTCGCTAACCAATGTTTAGCCGCCGCCGTGTCAGAGGGTAGCTGCTTGCGTAGCTTTACTACTTCGCCGTCCTTAGTTACCGCTTCCTCGACTATCGTAACACCTAATGCACGCTCATACATCGAGCGCGCTACTTTAGCGTCCGCGTCCTCTTTGCCGCGTGTTAACGACTCTAAAAATGTGGGCTGGTCGCGTTTCCAATTGTTAAACGTCGCCTCACATATATCGAATGCCGCTGCCATTTGCACGTCGTTAAGCCCGAGCAAAGCAAGGTTAAACGCCCGTTCGTCGTATTCGGGTTTATAATCCGTTGGTCTACCTAATTTTTTCATCGCTTGTTTCTTGCTTTGCGGTATTTCTCGGCTTCGGCGTATGCTATCGCGGCGGCTTGCTCGTTTGAATAACCTTCGCTAATTAGCTTACGAATGTTCATGCTTATAATCGTTTGCGTATCTCCTTGAAATAGTGGCATAGTATTACAAAATTACAAATTATAAGTGTCGATTCGTTTTTTAACCATTTCAATAAAGCGTTCCATCATTGCCGCATAAAATCCGTTAAAGTCCTTATGACCTTCGGGCGCGTGTTCAAACAGAACGTAAAGCGTTGCGCGTAACCGTTGGCTCGGTGTTTTGCTACCGAGTTCGGCGGCATCGAGTTTAAGGTTATTAAGTAGCTGTTCGTCGTTATAATTGAATTGTTCGCCCTTAAACGCCATAACGCCTACGCCGCCCATCCATTGACTGAATAACGCGCTCGTTTGCTCGGGCGTTAGTTCTTGCGTTCCGATTGTTACTTTAATCGTTTTATCGCGGCGCGTGGCTACCGATTCAATCGCACACGGTATGGTTAATAGTTTAGCATCCATACTCGGGGTCGTGTTTCTTTGATTTGTATTCGAGCTTTAAGCCTTCGAGGTATGTGCGAACCATTGCCGTAATCTTTTCGCGGTGCGTTTGCGGTACGCGAAAGCATAAAGTAGCTGTTTGTTCGCCGTATTGCTTCGACCTACCAGCACCCTCACGGCGACCGCCACGCTTCGAAATCGGTTTCGGTGTTGCTTCCATTGCTGCAAATATAGTCATTTTTTGATTACGTTTTGCAAATTTATACCGTGTTTTTTTAGGAGCTTCAGCCAATCGAGCGAACGGTTTAAATACAATCGGTAGGCTATCGAGGTTCGCGGCGCGCTCGTTAATTGCGCTGCATAGCTTCGATGTGTTTTAAGCGTGTCGGTGTAATGCGTAACGCCCTCTTTAAATTCGCCTTGCTCGGGTTCGTAGTTTGTCATGTAATCTATTATTCGTTCCTCGGTTGTCATTAAAACGGCGTAAAATCAAATGTTTCGTTAGGTAATATTGCGGTTTCCTTAACTGGTAAAAAGGTGCTGCCAGTATTGCCGCCATTATCGCTAAAATGCGTTAACGTTTCATTATGCTTAAATCGCACCTCACCCGTCGAGCCTTGCCGATGCTTTTCGAATAAGTAAAAAACGTCGTTAGTGTATGGCGTGCCGTTATCTTCAGTAAGCGCGTAGTATGAAGGTCGCCAAACGAACATAACGGTATCGGCATCCTGTTCAATGCTACCCGACTCGCGAAGGTCTGAAAGTATCGGTCTTTTGTCGGCGCGTTGTTCTACTTGCCTACTTAACTGAGCAAGTGCAATAATCGGTATATTTAACTCCTTTTGCGCGGCTTTTAACGTGCGGCTTATCTCAGCCACCTCAGCTTCGCGATTACCGCCTTTAAAGCCCTCAATAGTCATTAGCTGCAAATAATCGATTATAGCCCACTTACAACGATTTTTACGCACCTCGCGGCGTAATATCCTTACGGCTTCATGTACACCGCATCGCGCTTTGTCATAAATCAAAATAGGGAGCTGTTCAGTTTTGCCTATCGATTGCTCGAATGCGTGCAACTCGGGTTGTGTTAGGTTACCATCGCGAAGGCGTGCGCTATTAATTAGGCTTTCGCCGTGCTGCAATATAAGGCGCTGGGCTAACTGGCTGCGATTCATTTCGAGATTAAAATAAACGCCCGCCTCGCCAAATTGCACAGCGTGAAATAGTGCGAGGGCTGTTTTACCCATCGAGGGGCGACCCGCTAAGATTATAAGCTCGGGGTGAAAGCCACCAGTAAAACGATTCAAGGCGCTTAAGC